GATTCTCGGCCAACGTCATCACGTCGCGCATGATTGCTGCCGTTCCAGCCGGGTAGAGTTCCTGGCCCAGCTTTGTCTGAGCGGCCTTCATGGCCCTCTGCTGGAGAAAATCCATGTCGATAATATCAAGAACGACATTCTTTGCCTTGGTCACTCTGATCTGGTAAACCGCCCCAGTAATTAACTCCCGTTCCCTGGAGTCGTATTTTTTGCGGTTGTTGCGAGTCGTAATTGCAGGCTGGTAGTTGAACTTTAAAGACAACGAGTCGCCTATCGCCCTGCGCCTGAAAATTTCCCGGAACATTGCAATCTGCGACGAGTTGTAGATGCCGGCGCTTTCCAGGCGGTCCACTAGCTTTTCCCAGTCCTGCTCGTTAAACCTGTTTATCTTTTCGTCCAAAGACAGTTTTTCAGGCATGCGGGCCGCGTCAGCAAACGTAAGCTCATCGGCAAAGGCTTTAATTTCTTCGCCTATGGTGATCCGTTGCAGCTTCAAGGTTTTTGGCTGAACTGGAATGCGTCGGCCATTAACTTTTTTCTGCGAGCCATCTGCATTCGTCTCAAAGTCGATCAGGTTATTGCGATTGGCGTTTTCCTGCTCTTCGGGAGTCAGAGGGCGATCTTTTGCTTTTTCAACTGCCTTGGTTGGGTCTGCTGCCGGCAAGTCTCCAGCAGTCGCTCTAAGGTAGCGATCCACAATTCGCGCCATTGCCGGGGAGCCCTCCACAATAGCTCCCATCGCGCCTTGGCCTTTTACCGGGCGTCCATTGCGGTCAAGAAGCACTCCGTTTCGCAAAAGCAATTGCCTGCCGAGCGAGGTTTCCGGCAGTATTGATTCTGCAAGCCTTCTTGTGATCGGGTTGCGCCTGACAAGTTTTTGCAGGCTTTGTCGCCGCATAAGGCCCGGCGCAGCGCTTTCTGCAAACCATTCTCGCGCAAGCGTTTCGTCACTTATAGGCCGGCGTAAATCCTTCTCATATTGCGCCTTAAATTTTCTGGCGCCTTCAACTAGAGACCCGTCTTCATTGCGAAGCAGCCCGTTCGGGCCAACCAGGTCGTCAATAATGTCCGCATCCAATCCGCGCTCTTGAATGGAATGGGCCACTTCGTGCGCCAAGAGAGCATCCAAAGGGCGCCTTGTGTTGGGGTCAATGTAGACTGTGTTTGTGTATTTATCGTAACCGCTTCCGCTTAAATCCCCCGGCGCTGGCTGAAACCGGAACTCCAAGTCAGGAAACATCGCGCTGTAAGACCCGATCATTCTGCGGATCTCGGGGCGGAAGTTGTCCAGCGCCTGTCGATGCCTTTTGGGTAAGGTTCTTCTTAGTTCAGCTGCGTCATTGTTTGCTAGCTGGTCAAAGTATTCTTTTTGCATCACGGCAGGCATGCCGCCCATGCTGTGAATGAGCCCCTGCACTTGTCCTGGGGCGCCAAAAATCAAGCCCTCTGCAATTGCCTCGGCAAACCAGCCGTCTTGCCCTCCAGACGCAAGGTAGGAAAACGGCATTTCCGCCAAGGTTGCCTGTGCCGCTCTCTTGCCAACATTGCGGACAGGAACAAGCGGCTTGGCAAACATGTCCATCGTGACAGCAGCGCCAGAAATCAGCTTGTTGTCTGCCATGCGTTTGCTGACTCCCCGCCAATACGGAAGCGTGCTTCGTCTTGCTACAAACTCGGCCCCAAGAGCATGCGTAGTTCTCGCCAGCGTTTTGGCGTTGCGGTAAAGGTGCGGAGCAAGCGCCAGCGCTGCTACTCCCTTGGCGATGTTGCTGCCTAGTTGCAAGCCAGGCACGCCGGAGGCTGCTGCCAATTGCTCTGCAGAGATTGCAGCGCCGGCAGCCGTTCCTGCAATGGCAAGGTTTCTTGCGTGTCCTGGCAGAGTTCTTGGCGCCGTGAAGTAGTTATCTATTGCTCGGCCAACGCCTCCAGCCCAAGTTCCGCTAACCCATTTAGCGCTTGCTGCCGTAGCGTCACCAACAGTGTCCAATGCGCGTCTGCCAACCCCGCCCCTGTACCCTCGATCCGTTAGCTTCGCCGCCAAGTTGTTTAGCTCGTCAATCTCAGTGGTAAGCTCTTGCACGCTTTTTCGCAAAGCGGCGCGATCCACTCCTGCCCGGCCCAGGATTTCCGTAGCATTTGCGTTTGCGAGAGCGTTTTGAGCAGTTTCGCGCAGCACTTTTTTCTCAGCAATGTCGTCCGCAATTTTGGTGATCCTTTTTGCGGTCGATCTTCCTGCCCCGGCTATTATTCCCCGCACGCCAAAACTGCCAAAAGTCGGCGCCATCAACGACGGATCAAAAATTTCACCAGCACTGACTCCGGCCTTCTCTGCGAATTCCGCTGCTTCCGGAGTAAGTTCGGAAGCGGCCAGCTCTACTCCCGCCCGCGCTCTTTGAGTCGCCTCTAGCATCTGCTCTTGTGACGCCGGATCATCCGGATCCACAACATGAGCAAGAGCGGTCGCAGCAGCAACAGCCTCTGCAGCATCTATCTCGTTGAGCAGGTATTGCGCTTTTTCAAATTCGTAAAGCGCGTCGATTTCCTCAGTGTCGTCCTGAGTCATGTCGGTGCCCCACTTAGCCCAAACCAACTTGGCGCCCTTGTCCATTAGCGCTTGATTCTGGGCAAGTCCCTTCAAAAAACCGCCTCCTGCTACGGCAGCCATTTTGTCGAGCTGGTCCTGAAGTTCTTGTCCTGTTGGAACAGGTTGCCCCGCCGCTTCTTGAACTTTCCGGTTAATTACAGATGCTCCAAGTGACGGAAAAACTGCCACTAGGCCAGAGGCCCAAGGTTGGTCTGCAACCCAGCCGTATAATTTTCCGAGGTTGAGATTTGAAGCAGCGACAACGGCAGCGCCTGCTGCAGCCTGCGGCAGTGTTTCCGTGACAATAGCGTCAACTGCCTTGCCGACTGCAACGTGCAGCGGGTCATTTGGCTTGTCGTTTTTGTAGCGCTCCCACCCGCCTTGGCGATACCATTTTCGGAACGTGTCCTTTCCTTCAAACAAGGCCGTGTCCTTGTCCATGAATTGGAGGCGCCCTGTTTCTGTAAACGAAAAGTCAGGGTTGATGAAACCTTGGTTGAACTGAGCAACGATTGCCTGCTTTTGGGCGTTTTGCAGGTTTGTTCCTGCAAGGTTGGCCGACAACGTGCCAAGCCCGGTTAGCTCATTGTCCTGGGTAATTAGCCCCTCGTTGAGCATTTGTTGCCGGGTTTCTGCCGGCACAGTAGAAAAATCGAGAGGCATCGCTTATGGTCTGATCGCTGGTCGTCTGGGAACGCGGAAAAACTTGTCCTGGCTTGGGACTGTTGGGTCAACAAGCAGCACTCCGGGCACGGCGTTGCGTTCCCTGCCTGTCATGTCAATTTCCTTTCCCGTGTGCGGGCTAACAAAGACAAACGGCCTGTTTGTTGGTTCTGCCACCGGGTATGTGGATCGTTTAGGCAAAGGTGGCTCCGGTGTGCCATCTGGCATCCGTTGCGGCGGAGGAGCCGGCTGTTGCGCGGGAACTGGCTGTTGCGCAGGAGCCGGCTGTTGCGCGGCAGGTTGCATGCCTTGTTGCAGCGCTCGCAGAGTGTTCCCCATCTCTACCGCTGCTGCCTCACTTGTTCCGGGGTTTCCTCCCGGTCTGCGATAGCGCTCATACTCAGCGTTTGGATCGTAGCCCTCTTCTCTGAGAGCGGCATTGATCCTCTCGTCAGAGAGTATGCGGTTGTTTTCGTAATACTCACCAACGGCTCTCTCAATTTCTGCAACAGTTTTGCCGTCGTAGCGCATTCTTCTGGTAAGCCTGCCTATATCGACTTCGCGCTTTAAGAACCTTAATTGATTCTGAAGTATTCTTTTGTTTGTGGCTTCTTCTTTGTCCAGCCCAGGAGAGATCAAGGCAAAGTAGGTCATTTCTTTCTCAGAAACGGCGCCCTTAGTCTTCTGGATTTGAGCCATTACCCCGTCACCAAAGAGCGAGTATAGCTCTTGCGCGTTTGCCGCCCTTATCCTTGCGTCTTCAAACCCAAGAAGCGATCCGACACGGTCAATTTTAAGTTTCAGCTCTGCACCAAGACCCGTGCCGGTTGCCGCAATGTCATCGTATGAGGCATCTCTGCCTTCTTTCTCGCTGACGCCTTGGAGCAACTCTAGGGCTCTCACGTAATTAGCTGCGAGCTGCTCTTTCTCTCCAAGGGTGGTAATCCTTTCTTGTTGCGCCTCTTGGTCAAATTTCCGGCGATCTGATAGCTCTTGCTCCGCCGGGCTGGCATGCATTCCCCTGCTTACAACTTCCCCAATGATTTGCCCGGTAGGTCGCCCATTGATAAACACTTCCTCTTGTTTTACAGGAACGCCGTTTACAGTGCGCTCTACCGTTTTGGTGGTGTATTTAAGGTCGCCTGCTGTGCCTGAAAGTTTTTCCAGCTCCTGCACATAAGCGGCTGCTTTGGCTCTCCCGTCTTGTAGCGGAGGCAGCACGCCGGAACCACCGTCAAGGCCAGTTCCAAGGCCAGTTTGTAGCTCAAACGGAACAATAGGCATTTGCGGCGGCTGTTGACTCAGTAGCTCGTTCGCTAGCTGCAACTTCTCAGGTCCAAGGATGTCGGCAACAGTTGGCGGCTTTTGGCGGCGGCTTGCGATCTCCTGGGCAATAAACGCTTGCCGTGCGCCAGCCGCTGCAGGGCCTGTGAAGTTTTGCGCGTCTGCCGCTGATTGAACTTGTGCCATTTCGGCCTCAGTAATCGGCGCGTCTACCGGCAACATGTTGGCGCGAGCAGTTGCTGCCTGTTGCTCGGCCATAGCGTACTCCTCAAACAATGCCTGGCGTTTAGCTTGCGCCTCCCGATACGCTTCTGGGTTCCTCCACGCTTGCATTCTTTGCTGCGCGACCCTTCTAAGCCCTTCTGGGTTGCCGGCATATTGCTGAGCGTCCGAGAAGGCCAGCGCGGTTGCGTCAGGCATATTGGACTCTACCCGTGCTTTGGCCTGCAATGCCGGCAGGGTTGCCTCATGCACTTGTTGGTTTTGCGCTGCCGCTTCTTGTTTAATGTTGGACTCAATGCTTCGGAACGTGTCGTCAATCGATTGATTGAAGCCGGCTGCCATTGCTGCAGCCTGGCGGGAGCCCAAATCCGGGTTGGACAGCGCAGAAATTCCCTGCTGAAGCATAGCTGCTAGCGGACTTTTTGGGTCTTGCGCCTTTTTGAGAGATTCCAGTCGAGAGACGGTTGCCGTAACCTCTTTTTCGTTTTGCTTCCGTTGCTGGATGTTGGCTCCTACGCCTGCTCCAAGCGCGGCAATGCCTTGCCCCAGCGCGGAGGCGCCTTGCATAGAGCCTCGCAAAATTCCGCTTGTGTCTGCTCGGCCTAATTCGGGCCTAACTGTGTCTCCAATTCTCGCCATTGCTCTAATGCTCTGTGATTGCTAAAGGCCGCCAATAATGCTGCCCATGCCGCTAAAGAATCCACCCAAAGCAGACCCTCTGGCCGCTTGTTGCGCCCCGTAGACGTTTGCGTCGTACTCCATCTGCTGCCCGCGCTGTTGCAGCGCCAGGTTGATCCCAGTGTCCGGATTAAACGTGCTTGGCGTTGATTGCTGCGCCGCTCCCATGGCCGCTTGAGCGGTCTGGAAGTTGTAGGGCATCGATTGCGCTGGCCGACCGAGGACGGCTTGCATGGGGTCCGCCCCAGATGCAGACAGCATGCCATACAAGCTCTGCCCGGCGCCCATCGCTTCAGCCCTGTTTTGACGCATTATTTCCTCTCGGCCCAGGGCTTCGGCAAACATGCCCGCATTGTCCATTTCCCTCCCTCGGGCTCCAAACGCCTCCCTGGCGCTTTGCTGCGCCATCCGCCGCTGTTGGGGCGTCACGCCTTGTGCGCGGGCGTAAAGGTCGTCTGTAAGCGCTTGCTGCTGCTCAATTAGCCGGGCTCTCTCAGGATCGGCTTGCCGGATAGCTTCTACCGCCTGCGCTCCGTAGCGCTCCACGTCCGCTATATCGGAAGCGCGTTGAGCACTCGCCGTCTCGGCTCGCATGCGCTCAGTGATTGGCGCAGCCCTCTCGTAGAGCGCCAACAAGCCTTCTTGCCCGTCAGCGCCAAAAAGCGCCCTCTCTTGCCGCGCCAGCTCGTTCTGGACGTATTGCGGCCCGTAGGTGCGCTCGGCTTCAAGCAAGCGCCGTTGGAATTCAGGGTCAGTAATTCCGCCCCCCTTGGCAAAGTCATCGCCAAAAAGAAATTTCCCGGCGCTTTCGCCTGGGTCAATCGGATCTGGTGCTTGCGGCGCCCTACTTTTTCCTCCCATTTTTCTGCAGTATTTTGACTAAAAGTCTTTGGTCGTATTCTACGACGCGGGGTCCATCCTGCCGCTCTCGGCAGCCAAAAAGGCGGCCCCGGATCACTTCAGGCTGTCGGTCAAGCAGCTCTAGGGTCATGCGCCGCAGGGCCTTGCCCTTTGCCCACAAAAACGCCAGGAAGTAGCAGTTGCCTTCTGAGTCGTCTGGCGTCCAGTTGACAATGTCGTCCCAGTCCCATTGATCGTTACAGCGATACCACATCACCAAGCCGTCAATCTTGCCGCCGGCAGTGTGATAAATGAGCGTGTTTTTGAGGTAATGATAGGCAATCAGCAGCTTGACTACCTCTGGTTCAAAGTGATCAAGCACGTAGGCGTTTTCTTCGCTTGATGTGGTGAAATCATAGAGCTGATCAAACAGCCACTGCGTGCTGGGCGGCAATTCGCCCTGCTCCAGCCAAGCCGCTACATGTCCAGCTTTCAGCTGCATCATGCAAGCGTTCCAAAGACGGCAAAACTGACGTGCCTTGAGGTATAGTAAGAGGCGTCGCCGCCAACAAAGATGTGAATCTTGAACGTGTCTGCGTCAACAAGCTCTACTGCCGGCGTTTTGCTATCGTCGTCGTAGTAGGTTGTGTTGTGAACCTGGGTGATGACCGTGTAGTTTGCGTTCGCCATAGCCGCCGACAAGTCAAACGTGTAGGTTCCGCTTGAGTAAGCCGTGCAAGAGCAGCCATACAAACTAATCGGGTCGGAAGTGTCTGGAGAGCCGTCCATCTTAATCAGCCCATAGGCGCGAGGAAGTGGCAAGTGCTTCATCAGCGCAAACTTTTTAAGGGCTCCGTTGTCAGAAATCAGAATCTCATCCTGCGTAAGATGCGGAACTGCCGACAAGGCTGCTGACTGGCCGCTTATGAGGCTTGCTGCGAGATGCTCTGAATCGATGCTGGCGTCTGTGTAGTGTTCGCTGTCGATTGCGTTGTCGGCAATCTTGGAACCATTAACTGAATCCGCGCCCAGCTTTGCGTTGGTCACAGCGCCATCGCTAATCTTGGCTTCAATAACTGCGTCTGTTGCCAGTTGCGTAGCGGTAATCCCCCCGCTTTTAACAATGATGGCTTCAGACGAGATATCTGTCGTTGATCCATCGACCGCATTGGTTGTGAACTTCAGGTTGGTCTGTGCAAGGTTGAGCTTGGTTGCGGTTACCTGTTCATCTTCGGTAAAGGTTTCACCTGCAGTGAATTGATCAGCCATTTTTTTAGGTCGTTGATGTTGGTTTGTTAAAGGTAGAGGTCGCCCTGAGAGCAACAGCGCGAAGCTCAGGGCGCCCAGCGCTAGGCACCCAGTCAATCTGAGCAGCAAAGCCTCGCGGATTACCGGCCCTGGCACGAACAGAGGCGCCTTCCCCCCTGGACAACACTGCGCCGAGCCGACCTGACAGAGTGCCCAGGTCAACGGTTTCGTCAGGATCTTCAGTCACAATCTTGAGATCCCCATCCGAAGCGTGTTCGCTGTCGCTGGCTATGTGCGCCTCAACGTGATTGAAGCGTTTGCGCTCAATTGTGCCGTGAGTGTAGGCTCTGGTTCGCAACTGCGAAGTTATGCTGAAGACTGTAGCAGTCGCTGCGCCGGAGGAGATAGACAAACGGTCTTCGGCCAATCCTGTGCGAGTAATCTTGTGAACGCCACCCTCGTCCGTTACCGCGTAAAGCTCGTTAATTTTCCCAGAGCGAGCCGGAATCAAGTCAATGACTCCCCAGGTCTCGGCACCAGTAGTGTCAATGCTCTCCCAACCTTTGTTGAGAAATGAATAAACGAAGATTTCGTTGTTTACCGTGCTATTGCCTGTCGGAACAGCAAGCCAGTAGCGATTGTCGTGGTAGATCCCGACAGCCCGGTCGGCATAGGCGCTGTTGATGCGCTTGATGTCCGGCTCAATTGCTTCGCTCAGAGGCTGCTCAGTTCCGCGCAAGTTTAGCGCGTCAAGAAAGCTGATCGAGTAAACGCCGGCATCCGACAGAAACAAAACCTGGTTGGCATAGGTAACAATGCTCTTGCGGGCGGTGCATCCAATTTCGTCCGTAAGCATGTGCGTTGAAATGTCGAGAAGGCTGCCAGAGCAGCCACGCACTTGATGGATAGAATTTCTGTTGAATACGATGAGGCGGTCGTCGTCAAAGGGCTGGGCGCCTACAATAAAGTCAGCCGTGCCAGCGGTAATCTTTAGCTGGTTCTGAACAGGGTCAAACGTGTTGTGGTCAAGCAGGTCAGAAGCGATCAGCTCGTCATACACTGCAGGTGACCGGCGTTGCGGAGAAGCTGCGCTGTCGTGTGTGTAAGGGCACCAGACACGGCGCTGGTGATATGTCCCCCAGGCTACAGCAGGAGGATGAACAAAGCCGCCGGCAACGCTGACTTTTTTTCGCACTACTACCGTGCTTGATCCCGCTGTCTTAACGTCCGCAGAAAAAGAAAAGTTGTCGGCGTCTGTTTTAGTCACTCGATACTCTGTGCCGTTTGTCAGCCCGGAGCTGGCGGCATCGACTACCACTACTCGGTCGCCAGATTCCAGCCCGTGAGAGCTGACGTTCATTGCGACTTTTCCTGCAGTCGTAACCGTCGCAGAAGCCGACAAGTCAACCGGCTGAGTGTAAGTTCCGGAAGAAACCTTGGTAAAAGCAGGCGTTCCGCCAAGCCCGGTGCTCCCGTCATCCGGATCAAATTGCAGCGAAGTTTGTCCATCAACGCGCAGCATAACTACGTCAAACTCCTGCTGCAGTTGCGCGTCATCGTTTACGGTGACGCCTGCCGGATAGGCAATTGAGGTGGTCGCCAGAGTGTCCAGTTTGATTGCGGTAGCGCTCTCGTTGTTTGCAATAATGATGTAATCGTCATTGTTGCTCGCAGGATTGCTGAACCGGCAGGCGCCGTAGATTGCGTTAACGCCGCCCGTGAGCTTAAATGATCCAACAACCTCGTTGTCGCTGACGTTGAAAACTTCGTCAGCCCCACTCAGCGGAAACGTGAATTGGTTTGCTGACACATAGGTTGCAATGCGGTTGCCGGTCGGGTCTGCTGTCTTCCCCGGAAAGTTGCCCGAGATGTTGACAAGCACCTTCATGCCAGGGTCGGAGCCGATCCACGAAGCGGCAGTTGTGACGGTAACCAGGCCGGTCGAGTTGACCAACGACATAGCCGTTATGTCTACTTCTCCAATCAGAAAAAGCGCTCCCTGGCTTGCGTCTCCGGTGGCCTTCAGGGTTGGGAGAATTGTTGTCGTCACAAGAGTTCCCGAAACATTCTTGTAACCCTCCCGGACTTTCGCAGCGCCGGCCTCGTCAAAGCGCATGTTTCGCGAGATCGCCACATCGCCTTCCTTGAGCTGCGAAGGGCGCAGGCGCGAGACGAGAGCGCGGAAGCCCGCATCACCGTCCCCTAAAATGGGGCTGTCGAGGGGCATTAGCGGTAATAGGCTAAGACGGCGCCAGAAACCAATGTGCAGTCGGCAAACTGTCCGTAAACCGTCTGGCCAGAGTCAATCGTGAGGTTTGCGTCAAAGTCGTCAATGTTGCTCTGCGTGCCTGTCGGATTGATGACCGCCTGGGCTCCGTTAACGGCCTGAATGGCCATAAATGGTCCGCTGTGCGTCGAGGTATCATTGATAAATACGCTGCCGTTTCCGCCTGTGAGCGAGTATGCTACTTGTCCTTGAGCCATGCATTATTTTGGCTCCGACTGTCTAAACTCGACTTAGTAGCCCATCCGGGTCGGCGCCTTTTTGCGCTTTGCCGTTTTGCGTTTTTTTGTGGCCTTTGGCTTGTTGCCAAAAAGACCAGCAAGCGCAGATCCCTGCGTTTTTTTACCGTAAGGCATTGTCTAAAGAGTTGTGGTTTGCCGGCTTTGATCGCTGCCGTGCGTCCTGACGCGGTGATTTACAAATTGGTGGGCCCGGTTTCTGTCGATCCGCTCAAGCTCAGTCGCCAGGGCTTTGGATGCTCGGGCCTCCAGCGCTAGCGACTTTTCCACAAAGCCGTCGCTGGCCAGCATGTCGGCATAAACGCCGAGCGCGATGTAGTCTTTCCATTCCAAGGGAATGCTGGTCGTATCGCCGGTTTGGTCCCCGTAGGTCTCGGTCAACTGGCGCTTGTATGTGAGAAACACAACGGGAAACGAAACCTTTGCCGCCGAAATGTCGCTTGATGTCGCTTGGATAGAAAACGGATAACCAATCGCTGCAAGGTATGCTTGTGGCGACGTGTCTAAATTGGCAATGGCAGACACTGTAAACGTATCGTTTACGATTGCGTTTGCGCTGGTTGAACTTGTAACGACTCCTTCAACCTTGATGGTTCCCCCCACAATCGCGTCGCTTTTTGCTGCCGTCGTCACAAGGGCAATCCCGAATCCGCTTTCCCACGATACCACATCCTGCTGGGCGCCATAGGTCACCTTATAGCCCGGCAGCTCCACGCCGTCTTTGCCCATGAATACCTCGTATTCCTTGGCCGACTTTGTGGCGAATGGGTTGGCGTCGTGCGCTCGGAGCACGGTGTCGATATCTCCCGCCGTGATGCTGGTGACGCCATCTGCAGCAGAGGTTGTGCTCACAAATGGCACATGCAGCCGGTTTGCATCCGCGTCATTGACAACGCGCTCCTCCCCGGTCACCAAAAACTGATCCCAGAGATCGGATTCGCGGTAGGCCGCCCTGGCCCTGGCATTAACCAAGTGACGCACGCGGGTCTTCTCAATGTCGATCAGATTGGCGCCATGATAGCTCTCAATCAACGAGAGAAGGTTTGCGTAAGTCTCGGTCTGAGCCATTAGCTGTTGGATTTCAGGTGCGGATTTCTTTTCAGGTAATCGCGGGTGAATTCTTCATCGTCCCAGCAGCCTGGGCGTGAAGTGGCAAAGGCAAAGTATTCGTCAGCAGGGATTTCTGCCTTGTGCTGCATCATTCTCTGCTTCTTAAAGCGCACGTCTTCCTGCATGGAGCGCGCTGTAGCAGCTGCAGCCTGATTGGATTTTCGCTCATTGGCAGCCAAGCGCTGCGCTCCCGCGTTTACTGCCGCGTGCATGTTGCGGTAGAGGCCCTCAATGTTGAGGTCTTCGTCGCGAGTGTTTTTCAAGGCGTCCTGCTGGCGCATAAACGCCTCCCGCCGGTCAAGCAATTGCCCTCCCCTGCGGAGTTCGCCTTCCTGGGCTCGCGTCAAATTTTCAACGACTTCAATCATGGTAAAAAAAGCGCCCCAGCCAATGTTGAAGTGATGTCCCTGGCTGGGGCGCTTTGGTCGGGCGGGACCAAATTACTGAAGATTCGTCAGCCGCTTGATGTGGAAAAACACGGTGATCTTTCCAGCCGTCAGCTCAGAGAGCGCGTAGGACTGTCCGGTCGCCGTGTTGGGACTGAACTTGAGGTCGATGTTGTCGTCAGCCGTCTTGAGGACGCCATTCTCATTGTCGAGAAGAGCGCCGTCCGAGAAGGCGTAGGTGACCTCAGTTCCATCCGCGTGGATTTCCTTGTCGGTGATGTACCCGTCATCGTCAGAGCTGGCGTCTCCGATCATCAGCGTAAGCTCGTCGCCGCCGCCGCTGTCGTTGAAAGCCTCGTCCAGCCTCCAGCCAACTGCCACCAGCGCTTCACCTGCCTTGAGCGGATACTGAATAATCACATCCGCGTCGTCAGTCGTCGATGCCACAAAGTCCGCATGCGAGTGGTCGATTGTGATGTAATCGGTCCAGCCGCTCTGCGCCTCATTGTTTGAAAGTCTAGCCATTGTAGTTGTTGTCCTTTCTACCAATTAGAGTTAGCTGCGAGCTTCGTCGATTGAAGCGTGAGCGCGAGGATCGTGACAAGCCAGTGTGGCCCAGGTCTCGCAGTAGCCTCTGGCGCCACCGCCTTGGTCTTCCAGTCCAACCTGCTTGGCCGGAATAAGAGTCGCCAGCGAGGCGTGATCCAGGTTCACAATGAGACCACGGTCGTGGAACGTGGTGTCCGGGGAGCAGTCAGGGTTGCTGTTTGCCACCTTAATGCTGCCAAAGTCACTCTCATAAAGAGAGACCGACAAAGTCACCGTCTTCCCGGTCCCTGAGACTGGGTAGCGAGTCGCAGTAGACGAATGGGCCGCACGCATGAAGTTGGCGATGGAGTCGCGAACTTTCGTGTCAGCAACAAGCGTCACGTTGGACAGGTTTCCAGACACGTTGAACATGCTGGCCAAAGCGCTTGAAAGCTTGGCCTCGGTAACTGCCGCATTGGACATTGCGATCACCTGGTCTGCCGGAGTCCGGTATGCGCTTGGCACGTCGGAAGGACCGGAAGAGTCGAGCCAGTCGTTCATTCCGCGCATGACAGCGGCGGCAGAGCCGGAGCCCACCGTCTTGTCGTTTGCAGAGTAAACAGCCGCCTCAAGGTCACGCTTCAGTTCGCGCAGACACTTAACGCGGGCTGCAGCCTCACCGGCTGGGCCAACGCCGTCAACGGCCTGCTGAACTTGCGAGACCTGGTAGTCACGGCGGAAGCCCTGAACAACATTGGAGAGGCGTGCGCGATTCTCAAACTTGTCGGAAAAGCTGGTCGTGTCAGCTCCCTCGATAAGCCCGGAAGTGTCAACACTTGCCAAACCGTCTACGGTCCATTCGTGCGAAGTTGCCCTCGCTTTGGTTTTCCTGAGCAGACTGACAAGCGGAGTCGATACAGGGTCGAGCTGCGTGAGGATGTTTGTAAGATCCTCCCGGTTGCTAACCGCTGCTCCCGTTCCAGGCGCTGCAGGGTTGTCATAGGATGCACTAAATGCCATCTTTTGATTCCTTTCTGGTTAATTATTGGATTGAAGAGCGAGGATTTCTTCCAAGACGTGGTAGTCGCCAGTTTCGTTGTATTGCTCCTCCAAAGATTGAAGCGCTTTTGCCGGTGCCGCTTTGTGCTTGGCCGGAGCCGCTGCACTTGAGCTGGGATTCGCGGGCGGGCGCATCCGGGTCTGCTGTGGTGTTGCAGTTGCCTGGGCGGCCTTTCCGTTCCTCTTCAGTTCGGAGCGATGAATTGAGTCTGCCGCGTGCGCTAACACTAACGGGATCTCCGGAAAATCGTCTTTCAGTGCTGCTAGTCCGGGGTGATTCATCACTCCTTCGTAACGCTGCCTGATTGGCGAGTCTTCTTCCTTCATCCACGCAAACTCTTCCTCGGCAATCTTTCGCGCTTGCTGGCGTTGGATCGATACCTGTTCCTTTCCTTGAAGTTCTTGGAATCGATTTACGAGGTGGGTCTTGCGTGCTTTCCTGGCATTCCGGAGCAGCGACCGAATCTCTGACTTGCTGTAAGCCTTCTCGTTTTCTTCGTGAATGATCGCGTCTCCGGTCTCATCCTCGTTGTCTTCAAGGAGGTCTTCAGCCCACTCAATCATCTCGTCAACGTCCGCTGCTTTCGCTTGCAGTTCGTCGATGGTCTCGACAGCGTGGTAGGGATTCTTTGTCGGATCAGAAGGCCGTTCAAACGGGTCTTCTTTCTGCTCTGGCCTGTCTTCCAACTTTGCCTGCAGTTGGCTTCTCTCCTTGATCAATCCCGCGATGCGATCTGCTCCGCGTGAGTTGAGGTGATCGGCAATCTGCTGCCAGCCGTCTTCAGTCAGGTTGTCCAGGTTAAGTCCGGCAATCTCCTCCGGGGCGTTTTCTTCGGGTGTCTGGTCGGCATCCTCATAGCCTTCCAGTCCCTCGGAGCTTTCCCCTTCGGCCTGGGCCAGAAGAGCGATGGCATCCTCTGGGGAGAGGTTGTCGCCTTCTGTATGTAGCGTGTCGTTTTCAGCGGGAGACACGATCCCCGCTTCGTCTTGGTCTGTCATTTGCGTTCTCTCTGCGCCTGAACGGTTGCGTGACTCAAAAATAATTTGCCCTGTCCAAACCTATCCGGAAAAAATGTTTGCGAGGGTATCCAGCGCGTCCAAGCGCCCTACGCCCTTCCACACTTCACGCTCCTCGCCGGCCTCGCTGAGTGTTCCCAAAGCCGCCTCCCGGCGCTCCACTAGTTCACGCACGATGATTTTGGCCATGTGCGTGGCTCTCAGGTATTCTACGACCTCTTCAAAGGTCTGCTCGTTTTCCATGATTTATCCTTCGGCCATGCCCTGCGCGTATGCAGGGGCGGTGCCTATTTTCCCGATCTGCGCGTTTTCCTGCTGCTGCATCGCAAACTGGTATTGCTCCATGTATTTCTGAAGCCGGGCAGCAAACGCTTCGTCCGATTGCAGGCGCTCGGCCACATCCGGCTGCTGAACGTATTGTTCACCCAGCTGCATCGCGATCTGAGCCCCTTGGGGCCTGGCAGGCACCTCGATGCCGGAATAGATCATGCTCAGATCAGTCGCCACGTCTCGCATGGTCTTAGCCGTTCCCTGCTCTTGCGGTTGCAAGACGGCATCTGCCAACACCGGATCAATACTGGCCGCAATAACCTCCAGTAGCGCCTCCACGTTTAGTTTGCCAACACGGTCGAGAGACAGCAGCTGCACAAACTGGCCGATTTTCTTTTCCACGGTTTCCGGGTCATGCATCTGCGCGTCAAAGTGAACGCAAATGTCCATTTCCTTGTATTCGGCCTCTTTGTTGAATTGTTGCGGCTCGGGAACGCCCGACACCCGAAACATCAGCTGGTCCGGGCCGTAGCGCAGGAAGCACTTGTATGCCTCGCTCAACACGTTGCGAACGTGCGAGAGGAACTTGTCCAAGTAGAACGTGCGCTTGATTTGCGCGTCCGGGTCTTCGCTTGGGTTAGACAGCCCGACCATTCTGTCAGCCTGAGAAAGCATTGTCGCCTCAATCTCAATAGAGCCAGGGTCTGCCGGTGGCGGATCGACCCAGCCGTATTCTCCGGGGCGGCGCTCGGTAACGTGCCCTCCAGGCCGGAATTCCGGCTTCGGTCGGCCTACAGGCCCTTTGGATGCCGGCAAGGTCGCAAGAGAGCTGCGATCAATGCGGGCGTCTCTCTCGGCCTTTACCTGCCACTGCACGCCTCGGAGCAGGTCTACCATCGACCGGGCTTCGTAAAGCCGCTTGGAGTCTCTGTGCAGCTCCGTAACAACGAATGGATAGTCCTCTAGTCCGTTGAGCAGCTCAAACTTGCCAAAGTGGTCGGTCACCTTTGTGTGCCAGACTGTGCAGTAGATTCCCTCGGCGCCGTCGCGCATTAGGCGCTGGTACGTGTAAATGATCTCAATAAAATCAGTCGCTCCCTCGTCAAAGCGGCCTTGCTCGCTGTAGGGATCGGAGCCGTCTACCATGCTGGAGTCAGTTCCACGCATGCGCTCAATAATGTGCTTGGCCCACTTTTCGTCCCATCCCTCTGTATTGACTCGCGACAGCACTTCCTGGGCAGTCATCAAAACGCGGCGATGCACGAATGGCGCCTTTTGCGGATCTGTGCAGTAGTGAGGAAAAAAGATGTCGATGTCGGTCGCCAGCGCTTGAACGATAGGCCGATCAATCGAGCGGACTTGGACAGGCAGCTCTGCCGCGCCCTCCTTGCGAAGTTTTCGGAGGGCCTTTTTGGCGTCCCGCTTTTGCAGGTTAGGATATTGCTGCTGCAGCATCAGGACCAGGTCGTCGTCGTATTGCTCGGTGACGATCAGTTCAGCCAGCTCCGGGACAGTCGCGGCAATTTCCTGCAGGTTCAGCAGCTGCAGCCTGGTAACGTCTTTGCGCTCCCAGCCGACGTAGGTAATCGCGTGCGCTTTCTCAAAAAGGTAGTTGGAGGCCAGCTCCATTTCCCGGTCAAAATCCGGAATGTAATAGTCGCGCATCCACTTCAAAAAGCTCGAGACAATCCTGGCGTGCGCTACGTCGCTGACTTCAATCGGATAGGCTCGGATGTTGGCGCGGGACAGCGCAAACGCGCACATTGCAACGTACGCCTGAATGCGCTCTGCAATCACAAGACTTTCAGAATCGGAGGCGCCCTCCCAAGGCGTTGCTGTTGGGCCGCTTTTGCGGAGGTCGTTCGTTTTTCCTGGCCAGTAATTGCGCCGGTCGTCGTAGCTAACTTGGCACTGGTCTCTCCAGTGCTCCAGCTCGGCCTGTGTTTCCTCGTAACTACGAAGAAGCTCCTTGATGTCTGGACGGTCTTCCGCCGCAAATTGCGCTTCGCTCACAGAAAAAATATACGGCCAGCTGTCCTTACTATGTCCAAACCACGTTGGAGACCACGTAGTGCAAGGGGAGTCGCCGGTTGCGGCCCTTGCACGTTGTGAGCAATCCGTCGTAATCCTTGGCAATCTTTAGCTCCAAAAACGTCCCGCCGATGGGTTTTGGGGAGCGCTCCAGCGAGGTATGCCAGGTGGTTTCGTGCATGGAAAATTCCTCCTTATACGTCGGACACTGCACATGCATAACCGGCGAAGTATAAGTCCTTCCGGTTCGCTCGTCACATCGCGCTCGCATAGTCGTCAGCGCCCAGCGTTCATGGATGTGCCCGGTGATAAAACAATCGGAATCATACGCTGCTGCCCGCCTCGCAGTCGCTATTGTGCCCTTGGTCACAGGTCCACCGCTCGATCCAGTGCCATGATGAACCCAGATTTTGTACGTAAAACTGGCCGTCTTGGTAAGTTGCACTCGGACCAACAGCCAGCCGCCAATGCCGGCGGTAATAACCGGGGAGCCTTTCTTGCCCGCCCTCATTCTTTCCGTCAGACGGGAATTAAGGCACGTTTCATGCCGGCGTTTAATACTTCCTTCGTGATTTCCCTCGTAAAAAACAGCAGCGTTTGGTGCCGCAAACTCAAGAAAATCGGCAGACGTTGTTACAAGGGAGTCCAAGTAATCCGGAACCATGTTCTCCGGGCGAATGTCCGCCTTGCTTTTTCTCGGATCCCAGGCGCCTTGCATGGCGCATGCCCAATCCCCGGCAGAAATCCAAGGCCAGCCGCCGTCAACGCATTCTTTGAGGTCGCGCTTTAGGATTTCTCTTTTGCACTTTGGATTATCAAAATGCACATCCGACGCTATAAATAGCCGGACTTTTTCGGTAGTTCCAATGGGATCAGGGAAATTGATCAGAGGCACCTTTCCTCGGCGCATCACGGTAAACTTGAGATTTTCAGGCATGGGCCCTTAATTATCGCGCATGCTGTCCTTAACCGTGTCGTAGAATGGCCGGAACAAGTCCCAGGCTCGTGCCAATGTTTCGTCAGGAAAGCCGTCGAGAAACGAAAGCCCAGACAAGTCCATGCAGGCGTGCCACATTTCGTGATACAGCGTTTGCTCGGCGTCGTCATCGCTCAGGCCCTTCTTTATAAAGATGGTTTTCTTGTCCAGATGCCACTCGCCAAAAGTGTCGTCGTCGGGCAATTGGCGAACAATTACCTTTAGCCTGACTCCTGCTACCGTAACCGATCTTGGCAGCGTCACGTCTCTCGCTTTGTTGCAAGAGATAGCGCAATCAAATCGCAGACTTCTTGTTCCTTGTTGGTCGTGAACGCTTCAAAGTTTTCAAGGTTGTAGTTCACAATCCAGTCGCCGTCGCCGCTCTGCATAGCAAACAAAAACGGGACTCTTTCCCGGTTGCATGATTCAACAGCGTCTTCTACGAAGTCCTGAGTCATTATTTCTCTTTAAGTCGGCGCTGCAGATTGTTGATCACTTTATAGGCCCAGCGATCATCGTGCCCTGTTCGCTCACTAATTGCCTGCAAAGACGATTCTTCTGCACTTCCCAAGACAGCGCCCTTAATCTTGAGGTAGCAGTAGTCCCAAGCCAGAAAGCGGTCTCCTTGCTCAAGGGCAAAGGCTTTCGTGCCGATAGCTTTTTTCGCCCGTCTCCGTCTCGACGAGTTGCACTTTGAACGGTTTTCCTGGGTCAAGGCGGGCACGAATTCTAGGGGTAACCAGCACTGGATGGCGTTCCCATTCTCCTCCAACCTGTCTAATCCTTGCCCAAATGTGCCTGCTTCTTTCATTGATCGGATGTGGAAGGCAGATCGCCTCCTGAAAGCGGGGAACGGCCAACGGCAAGATGTCTGCAGCCGCCAAATGAATCCGTATTTTTGCCACTCCGGACGGCCGATACATAACCTTCGGCCGGCCCTTGCTTGCAACGCGATACCAGTCGTCGGTGGTCATGTGGCTTTCGCGCAATTTCTTGATCTTGGCTCCGGAAATCCGCAGCAAAGCCAAAACGTCTTTTTGCGGCAGGTCGTCTTTGCTTTCTATTTCGTCCAAAACGCTCATGGCCATTCGTTGCTTTTTCTTGCCGGCGCCCCATAGCTCGGAGGCGCCGTGCTTTGAACTGGTGATTCTGCAATCTCGTCTCCGTGATAGATTCCGCTAATCGCTCCATACCTGGCGCAGTCAATAAAGTCCTTCCAAGGCATTTTAAGCCCCCCTTCCAGGGTGTATTCTGCCATCGCGGTTATCAGGTTGGCACATTTTTCAGACACAAAAAAACGAGGCCGGTTTACGCTGTCGATTGGCTTGGTGCGGTCGTAGGCCATTAAATTGTTCATCGCCTGCAGTCCTTGCTCAATCTCCTGCGTCCGGTCGCCGCCAGGAATCAAGGAAGGCTGACAGATAAAGTCGTAATCGTCCAAATTGCTCAAAATGCTCTCGCTTCCGCCGTCTTTGCTCGGCGTCTGGATTTTACACATCCTCGGGTCAATAATCCGCTCATGGATTGCCTCACCTTGGAACGTCGTATCAGTCGTGATCCTGCCGTCGTCGTGCTCTGTTACCGTTCCTCCCTCCAGCTCGTAGAAAAGCTTTACGTAGTCGCGGATCCCCAGCCCCCTACCCCTGGCGCCGGGACCAGGACTCCAAGAGCCGTCTTTCCAGACCGCCCAGTCCATGTCGTCCGGGAATTCGCGGTAAACCCACCAGCTGCCAGAGGCGTCAACCGCTACCCACAAGCAGCACCAATTCTTGCTGCCTCCGGGGTCAATTAGCTGGAATCTCGTTACGTCCGAGGCCGGGATTTGATCGTGCGGGACCACATTGCTTTCCCGGCTGAACATTGGAAATACCGTGGCAGAGGAGCGCACCGGCACGCCGTAGGCACGGGTCAGGATCTCTTCTCTTGTGCGGCCTTTCAGGTCGTTCTTGATCCGCTCGTAGCCGCCAAACGGATTGTTTTCAGAGTGGAAGTAAATCACCGAGGCGTCTCGCAACTTGCTGCGCTGGGTTACCGGCACGCGCTCGCCGTCAAGCAGCTCGGCAGGCACTTGCTCGAGCGTGTCGGCCTGATGCAAGTATTCTCGCACTGTTGCCGTGTAGCCGTAAATCGGCGTGAACGTGAGAAGCATTTTCGCGTTCCTAGTCGCCAAGCGAAACCGCAACGTGTTTACAAGCTCTGGCCCCAGGAGATATTCGTCCAGCCATACGCCCCAGTTTGGAGCCCCGTTTTCTTCAAAACTGCCAAGCTCGGCGCCCTCAAGAATGCTCTGGTCCTGCTGGTATTGGCTGTAGTGTTTAAAGACAATCTGGCTCTCGTTGGGAAAAATAATCGATGAGCCCGAAAAGCCGGTCTGCCGCTTGTAGCTGACGTAGTGCCCCTTGGATCGACTTGTTTTTCGCAACTCCGGAGGGAGCCAGTCGTAGACCGCCGCCTGAACCTGGCGCACCGATACCTCCGCATTCTGAGCAAACACAAAAATCGTGCTGCCAGGATTTGAGATCGCGGCCCGGATCACGCTCTGGGCGCCGTAGATCGTTTTGCCAGATCGGTTGCCGCCCAGAACAATCAGCTCGTTCGTCGCGTCCTCCCCGGTCACTAACTGATCCGCTTTTTCCCAGTGCGGCATCTTAAAACCGCAATGTAGCGGGTCATCCGCCGCGTTCCGTATCGCCGCGTGGAACGACGTGTGCAGCTTCAATACCTGCTCAGGCTCCATCAGCGCCAGCTCTTCAGGAGTCGGCGGCTTTAAAACCGGGTGGTCCTGCCAGGTCAACATCGCGAGTCATACAAAACCAAGAAGCCAGATCCGTTCGCCTGCAAGCCAAGCACGTTAAAGTCGATCCACTCGTAGGCTTCGTCCCGTGACATCCCCTCTTCTGCAAAATGGTCCACCATTTTTACGTAGCTGTAGACCAGGATTCCTGGATCCGTGTAGCCCATTACCGCGCCGTCCAATCCGCTAAGGACAATTGCGTCGGGACGCAGAAGCTCTTGCGGAATTCCCGCAATCAATTCGCCGGTATGTTTTTTAGCAGCACGGAACATCGCACGTCACGGGGCTCCTCGCCCATCGTCCAAATCACCCTCTCCACAATTCCTTCAAACCCGTGGACGTTGAGCTTGTCGTCTTCCTCTGTGTGCCAGATCACATGGATTTCCTCATTCAGCCCTGGCTCGCGGCCAAAAACCCGCACTACTCGCTCTTTGTGCCGATCCGGCGATACAATTCTAATCTTCATTCTCAAGCTCCTGCGCTGCTTCCTCAATTTTGTTCTGCGCCGCACTACGCCTTTTCCCGCGTTTCGCCGCCTTGTTTACCATGTCGCGAAAAGTCGGCTGTTTTTCTCCGCGCTTCTCCAGAAATCTTTCGCAGGCGTCTTTAATTTCCTGTGTGTTGATTCGTCTTTGCTCTCTCACAATTCTGTCTTTTTGGCTTCAAAACTTGGCATCCGGAAAAATTTCACATGCTCCAGTGGGCAGAAATAAAAGCTCTGCCGCACGTTCTCGCGTCGGCTGTCAGTTCGCTCTTCTGCCGACCAAAATGGTGATGACGTGCCCAGCACCACCGCCGCGTGCTGCCCGCTCTTTGACAGGATAAAGAAACAGTAAGGCTTCGGAGTCGCTCGCTCATACGCGCTCTTCGCACACACAATGAACTTTTGGCCAAACGGCCAGTCCCTCGCGCTCGTAAAGTCCACTCCCAGCTGCTTCACCTCAATGCGCTGCTCCAAAAACAGGTCGCCATCGTCTACATGATGCAACGCCTCGCTGTAGCTGCTCGCCTTGCTCGTCACAGGCACGCGCACCATGTGGCCCCGGTCATTCAGCATCCTCGCAACCGACCAGACCGCACTGTGACTCTCGTCCAAACTCTGCATGATCCCCGCAAAGTCTTTCTCCTCCTCTCCAACCATAAATCTCAACCACTCCGCACCGCCGCCAGGCAGGTAGCGCCCCGGGAGATGAGAATAGAGCAAACTATCTCCCGAGACGCCTCACCATGCCACTTGCTACACATCGATGACCTTCTCCCCCGCCGCTTTCGCGACACTCGCCTTCGCTTCATCGATGGCTGCTCGCGCATCTTCCAGTGTGACCTTCACTTCGTGACTCACAACAGTCCCTTCTCCATGGATGGAGCGCTGCTTGTCTGTCGTGATGCCATAGCTAAGCGCCAGGTCTTTCACCGAAACCTTATCCAAGCTCTCCTCGTCGTCCATGACGCGGTCAAGCTTCTTCTCCAAAGCGTCCGCTGCCTTTAGCTGCAGCTTCGTTGCCTTCAAGCTGCGATGACTGCGAGTCGCCTCCACAATCTCCGCGTGCCTCCTCTTCAACGCCCGGATCACATCAAAACCCGTTCGCATCTCCTTGCAGATCGTCCGCTCCGGAACCGCTCGGCATACCATCCCCAGGATCGCACACGCACGCTCAGGACTCCGGATCTCCAGCACAGATGTGCTCCCCCGCTTCCGCTTCTCCTCCGCAATAAAACACACCGAGTCGTAGATGGCTTCCGCCAGCTTTTCGTCGTCTTCCGGCGTGCCCGGCGCAAACAACTCAGTGCTCATTCCAAGTAAATCGTTTGGCGAGTTGGTCACCACTACAACCTTTTTCTGTCAGAAATAATTTCACGCCCATCACGGTAGCAGAGAAGGCCCAAACTTCTCAGGTAGCCATGCCCATGCCTGGCGACAACGAATCTCAGTCGCCGTCGAGATGCTAACGCCATACTTCTCAGCCAATCGAGACAGCTCCCCGCGTTGAGTTGCGGATCTTATTTCATAAACCTGCTCCTCCGTCAGCTTCGCCATCCCATTGCCAGCCCCTCGGTTAGCCTTAGTCGCTCGCCCCTTTTCCGCCATGTCTCGCATGTTGTCAGCCGGCGTGCCCAGAAATAAATGGTCAGGACGAACGCATCGCCGGTTGTCGCAGCAATGACAAACATACATGCCAGCGGGAATCTCCCCGTGCGTTAACATCCAAGAAACCCGGTGAGCGCCCACCACTTTCCCTTTGTAGCCAAAACTAGCGTAGCCAGTTCCACGCTTCCCAGATGCCCCAACAAACTCCCAGCAGCCGTCAGCCGCCGAATTCTTCTCAACCTTCGCCCAGAACCTCTCCACCCTCCCACCCCAACCAGGGCTGTCCAAACAAGGCTTTTTGTTTGCCGCAACGCACTCGCTGCGTATGGTGGCGGAATGGCACAAGTCATTGAGGAAAATAAACTGGTCGATGCGCGGAGATGCATTGACGCAATCTTCCATCAGGAAGCTCGTCCCGGTCTGCGAACCTGGATGGATTGGAAAGCAAAAGGCATAATCCCCTTCGTCAAAGTCGGGCGCAGGGTCTTCTACAACGTCGAGGAGTGCAGGCAGGCCATTAACAAGTTCAGCCGCCAAAACCCTCTTCCCGATACCGCTCAGGCGTAAGCCCAAGGTGGCTTCAGGCATTTGCTTGAGCGGTTGCTTGAGCATTTGCTTGAAGCGGGCCCGGTTTCAGGGATTTTTTCAGACGGTAGGTGACCGGTTTTTGGTGGCTGGCGCTGCGGATCCGGACCCCCCTCCCCCCCTATAACTTCACACAACAATGGTAATGCGGATTCCAAGTCGCAACCCATTGTAGAGCAAGGTTTTACGCAGATTTGGGCTCATGTTGAGCTTGTGTAACTCGTTGACTGTCAACGCTTGTCGTTTCGGGAATTACAGCTAAATACAGCGGGATCACGCGCCTGGGGGCCGCCATACCATGTATTGTGGTCTAAAGGCTAATGTTGACTAAGTTACTCAACATGCTGCACCTAAGCCCGACCGATCCCACACTCCCCTTCTAAGGCGTCCTGAGCACGGCCTAGACTGGCAACCGCCTGAGAGCGCTCTGGGCCTTCTCTGGGGGCCCTGAGCGGCTTTGTGACAGTGTCTGCAACAATATGGTCATGGCTCGGTATGCCAAGCGTACTGACGAGAACCACAAGGCCATTGTGGACGAGCTGCGAGCGGCCTTGCCGGAAGCGTCTGTCTTTGACGCTAGCGGTGCTGGGCGAGGCTTCCCGGACTTGGTGGTAGGTTTCCGGGGGCGGAACTACTTGTTTGAGGTGAAGAACGGGGCCCAGGCTCCGAGCCGGCGGCGTTTAACGTCGGCCCAGGTGGGCATGCATAAGAGCTGGCAGGGTCAAGTGGCGGTTGTGATGAGCGCGGCAGAGATCTTGGCAGCGTTAGCGAGAGAGCGAGCAGAGTGATGAGCGAGGGGCAGAGCGCAGAGAAGCGGTTAAAGGGGAACCTGGTGGACGTTGGGCCGTGGATGCCTGCGATCCGGCGCCGGGCGCGGGTGGTTGTGATAGCGGAGCAGTTGAACGAGCTGGAAAAAGAGCTTGGGCGGATGGTTGTCTCCCCTGAGACGCGGGAGCGCGTCCGGGCGATGCGAGAGCTTGTAAGGGAGCTGTAGAGCTTTGTGACGACTGAATCGACACGTCGAGAGCATGAGTCGATCAGGCGGGGATGAATCGACTTCTAGAACGGGATTTCGTCTAGCTCTTTGGCTATGACGCTCTTAGGCGGGCGTGACTCTGCTTCCAGGTTGATGGCTTCATAGGACGGGGAACGCAGGGTCGGCTCAGAGAGATCCTGATGGACGTGAGGCTTGATTCTCCAGGCGACGAGGTCGGTGTAGACACGGCCTTTATGCTCATTGCCCCGGAGGTCAAAGCTGACGGTGACTCCATCGCCTTCCTTGAGGTTTTGAGTGAGTTCCGTCTTTTCCTTCATGAGCACAAGTCGGACGAGTTGCGGGAACTTCCCTTCTGTCTCGACAACGATTTCGCGTTTAGTGAATCCGGACGCGAAACTTTGAATCCCGCCGATGCTTTTGAGTTTACCCATCACGTCGTAAGCCATGGGGCAATGGTAGCGGAACTACGGCGTGCGTAGTAAACACGATGGTATTAGGCCTGCTATTCAAAAACCGTTCAGATTGTTTCAAAACCGTTCAGAACGTTTCACTGGTAAAAGAGCTGAAATCTGAGTGGTTGTTAGAGCTTGTCAGGTTAGTTAGAATCCTGCGGAGCAAGAGAAAAGGAAGGCGGCTCTGCCGCGTTACTCTTTGTAGCTTACCGCTCGCTTCGCTCACTAGCAGCGTATCGCTTCGCGCTACTCGCTGGTGGTATTTTTAGAGGTACATGTAGAGAGTTAAGGTTGATGAGCTAGGGTAGATGAGTACGAACACTGCGTACTGCTTGGTTGCCGGGGGTCTTAAGGACAGGTCTGCCTAGATGCCTGCAGCGGGGCTTGGACAGCGCGTGATTAGATGGCGCTGATGAAGAAACTACTCGTATGGGCCTCAGTCGTCGCAGCGGCTGGCGTTGTCCTGACTATGACAAGTTGCGCTGGCCTCAAGGTCAGCCTGGAGACTGAACTCGACGCGAACACCGGCAGCCTGCTCAACCTTTTGCAGTAATGGCAAAGAAACCTTTAAAGAGCAAAACGATCTGGCTGGGATTGCTTACCTCAGTCGTTTCCGTAGTCGCGGCAAAATTCCCGGACTTGGCGTCGTTCATTGACGACAACTGGAACGTGATTGGCGCCTGCCTGGGCGGCCTGATTATTGTTCTGCGCGGCTTGACGGGGCGGCCTCTGTCTCTCTCTGGATCGTAGCCTGCCCGTTTGTAAGGGCTCCCGTGAGCACTATCTGGGCTAAAACCTCTTCCACGTCGGCGAGCGATTCAAAACCTCTGGCCTTGATAACGACGGGCTCGCCGTCTTGAGAAGCCGTAATAGTTAATAGTGATTCGCGGTTATCGGCGGAAGCATCCATAACGAAGCAAGGTTAGGCCGTCGTAATGCATCTACAAAATCGATTAAACAGCACAATACATTGATTTGATTGATCGATTAGCAAGGTGCGTTTGCCATTGAAGTTCAGGGAAATAAGTCGGTTTCACTAAGAACAAATCTGTCAGAAAAAATCCACAAGAAACTTTCACGGTTTGTTGCCGACCGGCGCCTGTAACACAAATCGACACAATTTGTTAAGATGGCAGAAACGAAGACGAGATGGATCCCTCAATTCTGTCGCTCCTAGAGCATGGAGGCCTGATTGCTGCCCTCGTGGTGGCCGTGGCTTTCTTAAACAAGCGCAACGACGCGCTAACCCAAAAAGTGGAGCAGAATTACAACGCGCAGCTGGAGGACGTCAGGCGGCGGCTGTCTGACTGCGAAAGGGACCGGGAAAGCCTGCACTCCAAAATCGCCGACATTCTACAAGACAATGAGTGATTCTAATTTGAGAGAAGAATACGAGAGTTGGCTTGCTGCATTGCGGCTGCGCCATTTCCAACCTCGGGAGGTGACAAACTACGCCAACGCAAGCCGCAATGGCGTCCAGAACAGCCTGCCTGGCCGAGAGTTGTGGCAAAACCTTCCCCCTGTCTTGTGGGTTTTAGATCAGCTCCGGGAAAGCATCGATTTGCCCATCAGGCTGACATCTATCTACCGGAGCCCGGAATATAACCACAAAGGCGTCAAGGGCAGCCCCAGGAGCTTTCACATGCGTAACTGCGCCGTAGACTTCCAAATCGACGGCATGAGCCCGCAACAGGCGTTTAACAGGCTGAACAAGATGCGTCACGCCGGCTGCTTTACCGGAGGCCTGGGCGCCTACTCAACCTTCTGCCACATCGACGCCGGCCTGCGCGGTCGCAATGCGACTTGGTAGGCTAACATAACTACATGGCCCTCGGACTTTACAACGGCATCGCTGGCACTGGCGATCCCCACTCGCAGCCGTTGCTGTCGCAGCTCAATATCACGCCTAGAATTGCAGCGTCCATGACGCGAAAGCTGGTGAGCAGCTACTCTGGTGACTTCTACGCCACATCCGGCTCGGACGTAACAATTGTCTACGATCAGTCGGGCAACGGAACTAACCTGACCAACGACAGTACCACAAACGCTACCCTGTCCGGCTCAGGTGACTCAGCGCGAGCTGTGTTCGCATCGACTGGCTACACGGGGCTCACGACAAGCACTCAGGGCAGCGCGTTTGACGCAGGCACCTACGACATATTCATTGTTTTTGACCCGATTTCAACAAACAGGCAGATGCTCTTTTCGCGTGGGAGCACAGGGAATGACCGCATTGCCTTGGAAAGCGGAAAATCCAGCGATGTGTTTTCTGGCGTTACAAGGGGAGATGTCCGGGTCAACGACAGTGTTCTTTCCCCTCAAACGCGCGGGGCACTTTATACCGCTGCCCTTGCAAGCGGCGTCAACGTAATTAGTGTTGAGGACCTGGACCTCAACACAATGGACAGCGTCGTGATGCTCGGAGTCAGGAACACGGTCTGGAGGGCAGAAGGATCGTTTGCGGAATTCATTGTCACGCCCTCGTTGAGCGATGCCCAGCACAGTGCCATCGTTGCCGATATTCGGGCTTTCTACGCCTGACGCTTCCGGGCCTTGGCCTTGACCTTGGGCGTCACCTTTACGGCGCCGTCTGCGATTGCGTAAATTAGCGCCCGCCAGGATGGCTTCCCGGCTGCAGGCCCGCGCTGTGCGTGACACTTCAAGCGGGCCGCCAACTTGTCCAGCTCCTCCCTCCTTTCGGAAGTCAGCTCTAAGCTCTCCCTCTTCATCGAGGTGATAGTGCCAAATCTTGGCACCGGGTCAATCAGTTGCGCTAGGGCTAGAATCTCGACTCAGCCTGGGCAAGATCGGCAAAGGAGGCCGGGGTTGCATCCGGAGTGACGGAGTATTCTTCCGTGTCGTCTACGTAGATCACATCGTCGTTGTCATACCACCGATCCTTCCCGTCCACGGTGACTCGGGAGTAGCGGTCGATTACGCTCTGGCTTTCAAAGGTCAGCGCAAAGTCTAGCGCATCTTCTTCGCTCTCAAATTCATACCACTCGTTAAACGGAGATGATCCGCTGGTGACAGAGTGGTAGAAGTGGTCATCGTTTTCTTTGAACCAGGCTGGCTGGCTTTCCTGCTGCTTGTAGTTAAGTAGGCTCATTGGTTTCTTTTTTTGTGGTTTAGAAAAGGATTTCGTTGGCGTCGAGATAATCCAGATTCCGGGGTGACGGCTTCACTCCCGGCCACCGGATGTCGTAGACGCGCTCTCCTGGATCCCGGCTCACCAGCCAGGTAACGTAGGCCACAAGCTGGCAGGGCCTAAGATCGGGGATGAACAGCGTGATGTCTTGGGGTTCACTCATCTTAATGATTGGAAAAGATCCAGCATTCTCCTTTGTGGTGAACCGCCGTAAACTTATGGCGCAAATAGCCATTCCAGGTCGCTTGCCAATCGATCACAAGGTAGCAGGGAACCTCAACGTCGGCAGCGTGCTGCTCTGCGAAATCTGACTCGCTATCGTAACGCCCATAAAACCGCTCTTGCGCTTTTTCCAAGGAGGCGTCCCCATCTACGTTGTCCCTATACAGGGCAACAAGCTCTTGCTCGTCTTCGTCCAAGTCGAGCCACTCCCACAAGTCGTCCGCGTCGGCAAAGCCGCTTTCGTGAATAAACCCGCTTGGGATGTTCTCCCAGTCCTGGAACATAAACTCTGGGTCGTGTTCTCCCTTGTGGAGCTTGCGGCATGCCGCATAAAACTCCGAGGCATCTGAATAATCGGCCAGATCCAGCCAGGCTCCTGCAATGGAGCCACCAGCATATTTGCCGTAAGTGCCGACATATACGCGGGGGGAAGAGGTGATAGCAATGCTCATGGTGGTGGTGGTGGTTGGGTGTGCTGCCCTCCCCGGAGGGAGGGCTTGTGTTAGCTCCACTGCGCGTCGCCTTTTAATAGCAAAGCGTTTCCGACGATAGGTCGTCCTGCAATCCGAGAGGCGGTTGGATTGAGAGGCAGGCTCATAAGCAGTCCCTCTTCATTCACGAGCAGCTGCCCGCGCTCGACGGGTATTACTTCTACAAAGCCTCCAACCGCCTCCTGAGCTTCCTCAAGAGACGGCCTGCTGGTTGTCATGGTGGTGGTGGTGTTTGTGTTGGACATGATCTTTTGTGGTTTAGAAAAGGATCTTATTTGTTCTCAAATAGAATAACCATTTCACCGCATCCCGCGAAAAGCTCATCGACGTATGCGACCTTCTTTTGAACGAGAGAGGAGATTACCCCTCGGATTTTATTCGTTGGTATCTCTGTGTTATCACTAATGCTCTCGGCGCAGTCGGCGTGACAATCGTCCAGTTCCCCCCAATCCTTTATGGAGTTGTAAACATTGAGTTCCATTTCCGTCAGGGAGACAGGCTTGCCGTATACGTTTTTTACTTGGTCTTGGTTGTTGGACATGATCTTTTTTGGTTGGTGCCGGTCTTCCGGGTTCTCCCTGCCGACAAAAGAAAACTAGCTAGTTATCTCCCCTTCCACAAGGAATAACTAGCTAGTTCCGCTCTTTTTTTCTGACAGATTTAAAAGCCCTGTTTTTGTAGGGCTAAAGCACGCTGCGCTATGTCACTCCGGCTGTCTCCGGCGCAATTGCTTCAGCGTTTCAGCAACGAGATCGCTGTTGCCGCTCTCTTTGTTGGCTCGGACCGCCTCCTCAACTTCCTCCTTGGTCTTGGGCTCCGGAATTACATTGTTGCCGCTGCAGTGAACAGCAGGCTCAACGCGACTCGGCCTCACCAAGCTGACCTCTTGTCGCCGTCCCAGCCAAGAAATGATAAAGCGCGGGTAGTTCTTCTTCCGGCGTGCCGGGTTTGCCCAAAGCCATTGGTTCATCGCCTCAAGCTCGGCCTGGATGTTAACGCCAGGGTAGGCCCGCTTCCATTGCTTGCGATGGTCAGCGGTGATGTTCACCCAACCGTTGTCCCAAGTAATTTTCTCCGCGTTCACAATGTCCTCAATTCCTTCGCTGAAGCCCAAGCCTGCCCTCTTTTCTCTCAATGAAGTTTTCATACCGTGTCTCAAAATCTTCTTTTGCAACTTTGCCTTTCAAGCCGGTCGCCGCTTTGTGCAGCGCTTCAGCTTCAGTCACGCTTAACTTGATTGCTTTGTAGATGTCTTCCGGTTCTGCGCCGTCAGCTAGCAATTGCTCACAGAGCGCAGAGGCGTCGGTAACAGTTCGCCGGCCCCTTCCGGGCGCCATGTAGAACTGGGCAAACGCTTCTGGATTCTCTTCTGCTCTGGCAAGCATCTCGTCATTGAGCGCGCGCTCAAAAGCAGCCAGCTGAGTCAGCGCAACTTTCATCTCTTCCAGTTGGGTGTTCGCCAAGCTGGGAAGAAAGATGTCGTCCACGCTTTTCTTCGGCTCCATGAGCATGAACTGTGCGTTCAGCGCGGGACAACGGAGCCTGCAGGGGCAATACTTACATCCGTCCGGATCAGGATGGAACGAAGACTCAAACGGGTTGTCTTCGCGCAACAACAGCAGCCCCGGCAAGACGAACGCAATAAGCGTGTCCAGGTCCGGCTTGGAGAAGATGTGCTCTGACGCAATGCGGCCTCCTTGAATGAACGCAACGCGCACGCTGACGACTTCATGCTCTTGCGCGACCATGGCGGCGTAGGTCATGAGCTGCCAACTGTCGCTAGCTGCTGGCAACTGGCCCCAGCCGGTTTTGTAGTCAATTATCAGCGCCTCCTTTTCTCTCACCCAGACAACGTCCGCCTGCCCTGTCACATAAGGAACGCCGGTCTCGTCAGCCAAAAACATGCGCTGTTCAAGAATGACTCTACCCTCGTCGTCGCTTCCCCAGGCCCGCACGGCAATGCTGCGAGCTTCTGTAACGTAAGCGGCAGCTTCCCGAATGTGCTGGTCTTCGTAACGCCCAAGTACGCTCTCGGCGTCATCCCACATCTCCTCACAGATTGTGTGGATTAGGCGACCGTGAGACGCTGCATCGCTGTCTTGGTCTTCCGGCAACTCGTTGCGCTTCCGCAATAGCTTCTCCAGAGGCAGGCTGGCGTCGCAGCGGTTGTATCGGTCCATCGAGCTTGCGCTCGGCAGCCCTTTTCGTTCGCCGTCCATTAGTCGTCAAAAGGCAACGGCTCACGCTTGTTCAGCGCTTCTGCCTCGATCTCAATCCAACAAGTCAAAATCTCTCGCAGCTTTGCTGTGCCCAGCCTCGGAAGCGTACCGTTGTCGCCCAAGAGCTTGCGCTTTCGCAACACGGCCTCGATATCGCTCGCATCTGCAGCGCTCTCGGTGATCTGCTGCACCACAGCCGCCAAAGCTGCCTGCCGCTCATCAACCTGGGGCTCCTCTTGGGCGACAACCTCAACCGCCTCGGCGCCAGGCAGCTCGTTTACCTCAATGGGTTTTGGCTCAGGCTTTGGCTCAGGCTTTGGCTCAGGAGCAGGCTCGGGCTCGGGCTTGGGCCTAACCGGAAACAGCTCTTTGCGCGGGCTCGGCGTTGCGTCCCGGATATCGACCTCTTCTTCCATGGTTCGCATTCCAAGGCAAAGGTCCGGGGCGTAAATCCGCGCAAAGAAGGCGCCGGCCCGGTATCTGAGCATGAGGTCAGGCATCGTTTTCCATTTGCTGCCGCCCTTGCCGTGCCATCCCTCTTCCTTGGCCATCCGGATGCTAATGGGCGGGCCTTCAATCGCATCTCCTGTCTCTTTGTCTTTTGCGTGAGCAAAACAGGTCAGGTCGTCGCCTTGGCCGGTCATCTTAAACTGCAGCGGCGTGAACCGACCGGAGGCATTCACCATTGCGATCAAAAATTGAGCGCTCCAGGCCGGGCGACCGTGGACGATATACAGCGACTGCAAGACGCTAAACGGATCAGCCCCTAGCCGGCTCGCTATGTTGAGAGCGATCACGCAGTTAGCCACGTTCCCTCGGAATTGCTGCGGAACCAGGTCGCTTGCTGCGAGCATTTTGCCTGCCCGCTGGGCCAGCTCAAAACTGTCGTTTGTAGAAAAAAGGGAGAGTGCTGAAGCCTCCTCCGCTGCTTGCGTAACATTTGTGCTTAGTGAACTCATTTTTAATTAACGGTAGTGTATTGATCAATGCCGACATGGCTTGCATGCGGACTCTTCATGCCGCGCTTTTTCCAGAAGGCTTCGCAGGCCCGGTCTAGCGCGGCAAAGTTTACAACTCTCGGGCGGCGACGGCCCCTTCTGCCTCCAGGGCGAACTCTTATTTTGACTGTGTGTTGGTTCATCGTTTTTTTCTGACAGAAAAATAATTTTTGGCGATTTGGACACCGAATCAACCAGAAGAAGCGCACAATTTTCTCACAGCGTTTAGGTGCTGTTTACTTTTAGGGGAAAAAACCAAGGCGAACGCTTGCAGAACATGCACATTGTGCGCTTTATTTCGCCTCCCGCTGCATGGCCACTGACGACGAAAACCCTAAAAGAGGTCGCCCGCCAATTGACCCCAGTGATCAACTGCGAGTCGCTATTAGGCTCGACGTTGAAGACAGCACTGCTGACGCCGTTGAGGCCGAGATGGCTGCCTCCGGTCTCGCTCGCAGCAAGGTCATTCGCCAGCTCGTCAGAGAGGCTCTGAGGGCGCGAGGTTATGACCTGCCCGAGAGCCACGACGAGAAGCGCGACAGGGAGAAGGAAGAGGAGGCCTAGCCAGCCCATAGCGGGCGACCATAACGCCGCCTCGGGAGGATCAAGGACAAAGGAAGAGCTGCGCCTTTTGGGCTACGTCAGAGCCCTCAAAATGGGCCTGGTTTCGCGTCCCTCCAAAAAAAAGTTGTTGGACTTGTGTTGGACTTATTTGTAAGTCGTTGATAATCATGGCGGAGCGGACGGGACTCGAAACCGTCATAAATGAAACAGTCTGAAACAATTTGCACTGTTTTTAAAGGGTTTGAAAAAGTCGTGAAACAATTTGAAACGGTTTGAATGTTGGATTTTTGTTGGACTTTTTCTGTCAGGTTTTTTATTGGCATGACCATGGGCAAGGATCAAGCAGCTGCAGTTGTGAAGTCGGGCAATGTTTCTATCCCTATTTACTTTGTCCCGTCAAAAAACACTTATCGAGCGGTATGGGTAGAGGACAAGCGTAGGCGCAACATGCAAAAGCGCGACTTGGACATTCTAAAGGCCAAGGTCCGGAAGGTAGCCCAGCGGCTGTCCGGGGCGGTTGTGGAGGCGGCAAGTTTGTCGCCAGAAGACCAGTTGATCTTGGCCGAGATTCGGCGCCGTGGGATCTCTCTGAGCGATTTAGACCGCCTCAAGGGGCTTCCAGAACCAATCACGCTGGAGGAGGCCATAGACGAGTTCCTGGAGGCCGTAGCAGCTGACGTGACAGATTCTGAGAGGAACCAGCGAACGCTCAGAGGCCATTGCCGTAGCTTTGAAAAGGCAATCGGAAAAAAGAAATTGATCGGGCAGATTGCCCCCAAGCAGATCAACAAGTGGATTCGCTCGGGCAGCGTGTCTGGCAAAACTCAGCACAATCGCCGCCGGTCTGTGATTACCCTGTTTCGCTGGTGCCGTAAAAACGAGATGCTCGACTCTGAACGTCTGACCGTTGCAGAGAAGACCGACACGCCTAAGATAAAGAAGGCCGGCAGGAAGACCATCTGGACTCCCAGTGAGCTGAAGGCGATGCTGGAGAACTGCCGGGCCGACTACCTGCCTTGGCTCGTCATTTCCTGCTTCGCGGGCGTCAGGACAAACGAGTTGTGTCCAGAGCAACGCAAAGGTGTGGGCAAAGACCCCCTGCGCTGGGAGGACGTTAAGCTCGACTGGGATGCCCCTCACATCGAGATCCGACCGGAGACCAGCAAAACCGAAGACCGCCGGCTTATTCCAATTTGCCCTACCCTGCTGGCTTGGCTGCAGTTGCTTCACAAAGGCACAGGCCGCATCACGCCTTTAAAGAGTCCCTCCAGGCGGAATCACAACGAGCCCTCGATCACAGACGAGCTAGCGCGAGCTGCGGGGGTAGAAAAGTGGAAGGTCAATGCGAACCGGCACAGCTTTGGGTCATACCGCACTGCAATCACGAAGGATCTTGGTCTGGTCTCTTTGGAGATGGGCAACTCTCCGCAAACGGTAAAAAGCCACTACTTGGAGGCTGTGAAGCAGTCTCAGGCTGAAGAGTATTTTGCCCTTACTCCGAGTGTCGTTAAGCGGACGTTGCAGGTTGTTGCTTAATTCTGACAGAAAAATTGACCGCGTGACCAAGTCGCCAAACACTTGGGGCGGCGATGAACGGATTTCAGCTCAAGCCGGTGTGGCAACGAATAAAAAGGGCAGAAAAGACCTGCGACGTTTCTCGGATTACATTGTGGCGCTGGATTAAAAAAAGAGAGATTGACGTAATGCAGGTCGGCGGGGTCGTCTATGTAGACGTTGCCAGGTGGGTGCTGGAGGACGAGGGCTGACTACCTCAGAGCCGGTAAGGCGGCTCCAGGGGCTATTGGGGGGGGGCGTGAGAAGGTTACTCTTTGCTCTCTTCCGCAATCGACTCAAACGCGCTGATCATAGCCCTCATGCCTGGGCTCATCTCCTGTTCCTCTTGAGCCTCCCGGCTTGCCTCTGCAAACCGCTTTGCGTCTTGGCCGTCGCCGTCAGTTGAGTTCAGGATTTCTCTCAAGGAACTCGGCAACTCCTGCCCGCTTCCTTGCTTTGGTGAGTTCTTTTCTGGCATTGCGTAAATTCCTTTTTGCTGTCGTTACTTTTCGGCCCGTTTGCCCGGCAAGAGCCTCAAGTTTTGTCACCGCGTTTTCAACTGCCCGGTGCTTTCGGATAAAGTTGAGGGAGCTTAGGCCCCTTCTATTAGCCTGTGCAAGCTGCGAAGCCGACATCTTTTGCCCCGGCGGGAAAAACGCATCAGCGGCTTGATCAAAGGAAGTCTTAATGGCGCCCGCGCCCTTTGTCCATCCAGCCTGATCCCATACATCCTTCTCCTTAAACCACATCAACGCTTGGAGATCGTCCGGGCTCATGCCCAGCTTGTCCGCAGCTCTTCTAAAGATTTCTTGCCCTAGCAAAAAGTCGGCATTGGAAACCCCTGTTTCGGATTTTGGCTGTATTCGCCACTGCTTCACCTGGCCGGAATAAAGCCGGCGCCGCAAGTATCGAGCCGCCCATACGTCAATCGTTGCCGAGAGGCTGGACCCAAACAGGTTCATTGAGAACTGAGGGGTCTTTGGGCTCAACTTGTCTTTTGCCCTTGGGCCTCTGACCTGCGTGAATTGTCCAGATAAAGCGCGAAAGACATGCGCCGAATTCATTCCATACTTTGCGCCGTCAGCTCTACGAGGCTCCAAGTTGTAACGCTCAATCCACTTTTTGAGAAGCGCCTGTTGATCCATCCTCTTGGCCTGCCTTTTTCCAATGATGCGCCGAGCAATCATTGTGTCTTTCAGCTTGCCGGAATCCGCAAGGTCAACGGCCTCTTGGAACCGCCGCAGCATCTTGTCAAACTTCCCTGCCTTGAATTGCCGGTAGGCGTCAAAGGCGTAAATAAAGTTTTGCTCTACGTCCGTGTTTGCGGAGGTGGCTCCAAGCAGGTCTGCAAACAATTCATGGTCTCCGGCCAAAGCGATTCTCAGTTTCTTTCGCATGCGAGAATACCAACCGATCCCGGAAGCGATCTCGGGGATATCCATTGCTTGCATCGCATCGGCCTCCAAATCTGCCGCTGCAGCGTCAACCGCCCCGCTGTCTATCAGTTCGTCGATCCTCTCCCGGTCTTTTTTTGTTACATGGTAATGGAGCGAATCGTAGTCGGGCTTGGTTGTGTCTTGCGGAGGAGGAGCCTCTTGCTCTAGCGCCGGAGCGTGAAGCAAGTCATAGTCTACGGTTTCGTAGACCACCTTGTTGTCTTTCTTTTTTACAGATCCATCCTCGTTCCGGGCTTCAACAATTGGCAGCGCGGTAGGGTCTTCCGGCATCCTCCAAATGTCGTCGCTCTTTAGATCAAACCGTTCCGACAGCGGGATCAGGTTGCCTTGTTCATCGTAGGTCGCAGGGAGGGTGCGTGCTGTGTCAACAAACTGATTCTGACCAACTTTGACGCCCTCTTTGGCTTTGATTTTGGGTTCAATAAAAGAGTGCATTCCTTCATGGGCTTTCCAGATCCAGTGGTTTCCGCGAGAATCCTCTGTAAACCGCGTGGTAAAATAACCAGTTCCGTCGTCTCGAGCCATTGGAAATCTGGAGCGAACTTCAGCACTTATTTTTTTGCGATCTGCCACGGTTGGATTGCGGATCACCTCAACATCCCCTAGATAAAATACTTCTCGGGGAAGAAGAGCCGCTTCATTTACCATCCTTTGAGCGGCTTCCATGTCCCCTGCCTCAACCGCCGCTCGATGGTCAGCATCTAGCTGCTCCGGCATCCTCCGGATGTCGTCGCTTTCTAAGTTAAACCGCTCAGACAACGGGATCAGGTTGCCTTGTTCATCGTAGGTGAATGGGTCGGCTGATTTGATCTGGTTGGGGTCAAAGACCGTTATTACATCTGCGTCAGGATGCGTAATATGCACTGAATCTTTTCCCTCTTTTCTAAACTGTGCAACGTCTTCTTCGTCCCACTCAAAGTGCCGCCCCTCTTTCTCTCCGTCGATAATCTCGGGGTTATCAAATCGCACAAAATGCGTCCGGGTTTTAGAACCCCATGAGCGTGTCCAATCCTTGTTGGAGCTAAAGTAAGTGGGAGTTTCATAGACCGTAAATGAGTCGTCCTCCGTTGAGTGATAAAGTTTTTTGAGCCCTGCCTTTGCCGCAGCTTGATCAACTAACGCTTGCCCAGCTTCAAAGTCTCCAGCTTGTTCCGCAGCCCGGTGGTCGGCGTCTAGCGGCTCCGGCATCCTTCGCCACTTAGGTGGACGCATCTTGCGCCCTGGCGGACTGGTGAAGCGTGGGGATCTTACGCCCTTCTGTATTGGAGTTTGCGGGTCTCGCGCCATCCTCTTCCCTCTCTTTGTCACAAATCCAAATCGTTCGTAGAACTGTTTAAGTTTTTCTTTGGATGGCCCCCCCACGAACTCTTCCACATCAAGAGTAATTCGCGTGCCAGTCGCGTCTGCGATTTCACCAAGGCGGGTCATGATTGCGCTACCCACGCCTTGTTGTCGCAAACTTGGAGCCACCTTAATTATGTCAAGATGAACAGTCTTCCCGCTTGTCGCTCTAATGTCTATCGCTTCAGACCCCGATGCTGATGAAGAGCGCTGGCGTTCCCTTCCCGTGTGCAGAAGATTTGTGGGCAATTCTGTAGTCTCTGCTTCATAGACAGACATAAAGGCTTGGGCAGAACTTTCCTTCCCCTCCGGCATCCTCCGGATGTCGTCGCTCGGCCCAAACCGTTCAGACAAGGGAATCAGGTTGTTTTGCTCGTCGTAGGTGACGGGGTCGGCAGACTTAACGGTTTTGAGATTCATTATAGCGTAGCTGTCTACTCCTTCTCCCTCGTCTAGAATTACAGCATCGTATTCTCCCGTCCTTAAAATATCAGCCGCTTCATTTCTAGGGTCATCAAACAGCATCCAGGTGCTATCAACGTCCGGATCAAAAAGTCGGGGCTTATCAACCCAGGGACGACCTGCATCCCATGCCCCACGCGAATTAAACTCTTTTATTAAAAGTTGAAGCTCTGCGCTGTTTGTTTTCTTTCTTAAATCAGCAATTTTGTTTTTAGGAAAAAAGTAATAGGGTTTGACCGGACCATACCCCTCGGCATACTTTCTATCTTTTTCCGTTACAAAATAAGCAGCACCTCCGGATCCTTCGTAAAATCCTTCTTTTGCGATGTCTTTGTGTCCGAAGCTGCCGTGCAAAAGAGCAATTCCCCCCGCCTTTACCGCAGCGTCATCGACCATCCTTTGGGCAGCTTCAAGGTCTCCAGCCTCAACCGCCGCCCGGTGGTCAGCGTCTAGCTGCTCCGGCATCCTCCGGATGTCCCCTTCTGGCGCCCTCTGAACTTCAGATAGCGGGCGGCCCGTTAACGTGAATCCTTCGGTTCCTGGCCCTCCGAGCTGTCGCCCTGGCTCCCCGAATTCTCTTGCTGCGAAGCTGTCGTAGACCCCCTGTAGACGGGCGCCGACCCGATCTGCCAGCCCCGCGAGTAAATCGGGTCGTCCGGTGCTGCGACTACGCGCAGCGATTTCTGCCGCATACGCTTCGCCGCTAGGGCTTGCTCGCTTAACTTCGCCATAGTCGGTGACAACATCCGTTGTTTTCCAGTTGTTATCAAGATAAAACGTGTCCGACGCATACTCCTTGTAATTAGGCGTCCCCAAAAGCTCTACTTGGTCGGCAAAAACATCGGTTCGGATTTGAGGAGTAACTGCTTCATTGAAGCCAAGGTGAACAAGGGAAAAGCCTTCTGGGTTGCCATAGAACGCGAAATCCTCGGCAGCAGCTGGCCCAAGCCCCGCCTCGTCCAGCGCGTTTATGATCCCGGTCATCACCTTTTTAACGCCTGCCTCGTCAAGCGCCGTGCCCACAAAGAAGTCAGCTGCTATTTTCTCGCCGTTAGAATTTGGCAAGTTACCTGCGACAGCCTCCTGCTTCATAAACAAGCCTCGCAGCAATGCATACAGCTCTGCGTCTTCTCGGGAACGGAATCCGCCAACTTGTTGCGCTGCATTTATTTCAATGCCGCCTTCCGTGTTGACGTAGACAGAAGGGGCCAAAGGGGCCAGCTTAACTTTTGTGTCAATTGCTCGACCAAAAGCATCGCCAAACTCTGGGTCGGCAATAGTTTCTAAAATGCTCTCCTCAAAATCTTGTCTTTGGGCCGGGCTAGCGGCATGAAGGTTTTGCAGCACGCCAGTATTCATGCCAGGCATGTTTTCCATGCTGACCACTGGCTCTGTTTCGCCAAAGAACCGCTCATCTGCAGGCTCCGGCATCAAGTTGTCTCTCCACCTTTCTGGAATAAACGGGAGCCCTTTTTGTTGAGTAGGCGCAATTTGATTGATGCGATCAAGGCGCAGGCTCCTGACTGCCGGGCGCCCGGACGCCATTGGATTCTTTGCCTTGTGCTCCATGGAAAGCTTTCCAAGGACGCCGTTTAGAAAGTTGAGCTGGTTTGGCTTGGTGAATACCGCGCTGTTTGGGTCTTTGTTAACGTGATTCTCGGCCAACGTCATCACGTCGCGCATGATTGCTGCCGTTCCATCCGGGTAGAGTTTCTGGCCCAGCTTTGTCTGAGCAGCCTTCATGGCCCTCTGCTCAAGAAAATTCATGTCGATAATATCAAGAACGACATTCTTTGCCTTGGTCACTCTGATCTGGTAAACCGCCCCAGTAATTAACTCCC